AACTCAATATCACCTTCATAGTACCTAACTTCAGGAACTTCAGGGATTTTTTGCTCAATTTCAGATAATTTTACCTCAAATTGCTCATTTTTTGCCTTAAGATCATAAATTTTGTCACTTTTTAGGTCATACTGTGAGAAATTTTCTTGAATTTCTGCAATTTTTTCACTTATTTCACCAATTTCTTCATCATATGACTTAATTTCAGGTATTTCAGGTATATCCTTCCTTACATCATTGACTAATTTGACCAGTTCTTGCCATTCTGGTGCTTTTATGACGTCAATAACCTCCGCAAATGTGTTTCCATTTGCATCTTCAATGGTTTCTTCTTCTATATGGGTCTTATATTCTTCTACTGATGGTAATTCTTTTTCTTCTTCAATAAAATCCTTATAAGAGGGAAGTTCACTATCCTCTAGATAATCATTTATTGACGGCAAGTCTTCTTTATTAGACATTCTATTAGTAATAATACTTTGGGATTTCTCTCCCTGATGTATTATTTATCAGGATTATTATTCTTCAATAATTTTTGAAGTTCTGCTGTTGAACCAACAAATAAAGCATTATTGACTGTGGTAGGACCTTTACTTACTTTCTCCTCTTCCACATCTTTCAACTTTTGCTGTAGTGTCATTAGTTTATCAGTTGCATCAGCAACATTCTTGATTAACTGACCAGCAACCTCATATGCCCTTGGCATTTCACTTTCTTGAGCAAGTTCTAAGATTCCATTAATTGCTTCTTGACCTTTTTCAATAATTGAATATAAATTACCCCTGGTATATTCATAATCTTTTTCTACATCACCTTTGGTAAGATGAGCAGGTTTCTCTTTACTAGGAGTCACATCTATAATATTATCTTCAGTCATCAGAAGGTGCTCCCATCAAATCCAAAGTTGTCACCAATATCAATGAAGTTAGCATCTGCTGCCTCAATACCAAAGATAGATGATCCAAGAACATGACTTGTTGCAGTTGTCTTGTCTTGTGCCCTCTTGACAGTAATCTTATTACCATCAACTTTATCAACAAACATCTCTTCATCACCAATAGTGATGTATTCTTTTGCAGTGATTGCTGTACCATTTGCTACTGTAATCACAGTTTCTGTGGTATCAACATCTTCAGCAATCTCAGTCAATACATTACCATTGTAATCTTTGGTTGCTCTTGGAACAACCTTATATGTAACATCTCTCTGATATGCCTGACCACTGGTAGTTCTTTGTCCAGAAACATAACCAACCTGAACCTTCTTGATGACATCATTAGAGACATCAGTGATAGGACCATACAGATTTGTTTTAGCAGTAAATCTTAAAGTATAAACTAGTACTCTTCTTGTATCAAAGTTTCCTTCATAGTCATCAACCATTGATACATTTTCCAGTTGCACTGGAACATTAACAACCTCTTTAAGTTCTCCAAGAAGTTTGATGGGTAATGTATAAGATGGTTGGAAATAAGGCAAAATCTGTTCAGTGATCTGAAGCATGTCATCATTTAACTTTGTCATGATTGACAGTTCAAATCCCATGTTATATGGAACAGGCATATAGACCTTCTTGGTCTTTGTTCCATTAGTGGTTACAGGATGAAAGGCTTGTGTTTGAGTTGCTTTTCTTCCAGGATCATATGTAAGATCAGTAAACTCAAATGACATTCTAGGAAGAGTCATTTGAACAGGTTTATTTAAATCTTCCTGCTGCTCTAGTCTTGCCAGAAACTTCTGAGTGGGTCCATAAGCAAGAGGAACTTTGATGACGCTGTAAGTATCATCATTAGCATCCTTTTTATGAATCTCAATTCCATTGAAGAGAGATCCAAATGCTATGATTACAGATCTGAAGATTTCATTGTAAAAATGTTCAAACATTTTATTGATACTTTTTCTTTATTTATCAAGGCATACCAAATGGATTTGTCTTACTGAAGTCAATGATATCATCTGCTCTAAGTTCAATAGTGTCATTATCAGCAAATGGATCAACAGTATCAAACTTGTCTTGAGTTTTCATTGAGTGTCTAGCACCAGATTCTGAACCTACTATTGTTTCTCCTGGTATAAATGTGCCATCAACAATAGACACCTCAAGAAGATTATTAGCAGCGTCATAAGACTTAACTCTTGCAGTTGTTCCAGAGGTTGCACCAGTTACAACTTCATTGAATATAAATGAACCAGTGCTTATAGAAACAGGTTCAGAAATTGTGATAGTTGGTGTTAACACATATTGACTACCACTGTTTGTGATTGTTACACTTGTAACAACACCAGCAGCACTTGTGTTTGCCACTCCAATTGCTGTGGCAACACCTGGTTGAATATCAACATAATTCTTAAATCTAGAATCATTTGATATGGTAACTGTTGGTGGGGACAGATATCCCCCTCCACCATAAGTTAGATTTATTCCAGTTACAATACCACATTGATCAATACCAAACTCAAATACTGAGGTTGCTATGCCAACATTTGTTGATGCTTGACTGATTGTGACTGAACCTGCACCAATACCACTTACAAAAGTTCCTGCTGGTACAAAATTGTAATAACTATCATGACCTACAGAAAGTCTGACTCTATCACCAACAATTATTCCTGTTGTATTAATACCAGTAATTAATGTTGATGTTGTTGAAAGTGTTCCTGTGGTTGAAATTGAATTAAATCTGATAGTTGCAATACCAGTGGCAGTAAACTGTGTAGTTACACCTGCTGGTGCTGATATTGAAACTGTTGGTGCAGAAATATATCCAAATCCACTATTTCCAATAGCAACACTTGTTACAGAACCACCAATTGATATAGTTGCTGTTGCAGTTGCTTGGACAGGGGATGGTGATGAGAAAGAAATATTAGGTGCAACAGTGTACCCTGCACCAATAGTTGCTGAAGTTCCAACTGCCCAAGCATCATCATTATTAAAGGAAACTGCTGTTACAACACCTGTAATTGGGTGAATAGTTGCAATACCAACAGCAACCACTGTTGGTGCATCCATTGTTCCAGATGTGGTGATTGCTACAGTTGGAGCAGATGTATATGCTCTACCAGTGGTGCTGAATGCTATGGAACTTGGATTAATAGATGATCCAGCAATACCAATTGTGGCAGTAGCAACACTAAATCCAGGGTGAGCAATGGTTACTGTAGGAGTTGATGTATAGAATTTACCCTCATCAGTAATTGTGAGAGAATTTACTCTACCACCACTTATTGCAATATCTTGAATTGTTGCTGTTACTGTTGCATTATTTCCTGTTCCTGTTGGAGGAGAAAATGTAACCGTTGGTGCAGTTTTAAAGAAAACACCACCTGTAGTGCCACCAGGGAAAAGATATGTTGCAACACCAACACTTATGGTGGTATCAATAACACTTGCACCTGCACCAACATTGAGAGGAATATCAAGTGTTGCTGTTGCTGCAGCACCAACATGAACTGGAGTTGATATGCCAACAGTGGGAGCACCAACATACCCACTACCACCTGAGGTAACAGTAATTGGGTGTATGCCTCCAATAGTCTCAATACCTACAACCTCAGCAGTAGCACCACCACCACCTCCTCCTGTGATTGTTATGATTGGGTTTTCAGTATATCCACAACCAGGATTTGTCAGATGAATTGCTGTTACAGTTCCACCTTTTGTTCCATCACAACCAATGTAATCACTAGTAAGAACTGCTACTGCCTCAGCATCTATACCACCTGCAGGAGCAGATGAAATGGCAACTGTTGGATGTGATGTATAACCACCTCCCATATTAGTAATATTGATGCCACTAATAGCACCAGAGCAAATGCCTGCAATTGATGCAGTTGCTGGTGTTGCAACACCAATTAATTGAAGTTTCTGAATATATCCAATCTGTTCAATTTCATCATCAATTGTCTCTACACCAGTATCAAGAACCTCATCCTCATATCTGTAGAGTTGACACTTCAGAGTGTACACATAGTTCTTCTGAAGTTGATAGAATGGTTGTTCATGTTCAACATAATTAATTTCAAACAACCTATCACCAAGTGGGAAGTAAATTAAATCACCTTCTTTTGGTCTGGTTGCTAATTCAATATTTGGGATATTTTTAATCAGTGGACTAATATAATTCTCATATCTATCTTTTGATACAACTAATGTCAAATCATCTTGCTCTTCAATACCAAACTTTGACAGGATTGTTCCCTGACCACCATATCCCTCATAACTGTCAAGATATGCTTCTATAGGATATGCATTGTCAAACTCAGATTGAATTACTTCTCTAATGACAGTGTTTTTCTTGACATACCTTCTTGGGATGTAATAAATTTCAATCCCATACATCTTCAACTGTTCGTTGACCAGACTTTGTATGAGATTTTGCTCTTGCTTAGAGTTGTTTAGAAAATATGGATTGAGCATAACATCAACCTATCATATCCATTGGTGGTAACTCATACTTACTTAGCATTTCAACCTTGATTTCATCAAGTTCTCTTTGACCATCATCAAAGAGTTGCCTTCCATTAAACTCAATACCTCCAGGTAATTTAACACCAGTGAATTTGATAAGGTTCTGACCCCACTGTCTCTTGATAAGAGCAGTCAAATATCTCTTAAGGAATGGATCATTATATACTCTTGTATAGTCATTAGGATTTAATGCTCTGTAGCATTCAAGAATGATAAACTCATCTTTCTTTAAATTATCCCAATCAACATCAAGATACATTCTATCTTGTCTAATATTAAATCTAATTCTCTTATGAGTATTCAGGAGATAATCCATTGTCTCCAGATAACTCATTGACATTTGATATGATAACAAGTCAGTGCTTCCAAAGTAGTAAATGTCATTCAAGAACAGTTGGTACTTGAAACTGAACATATTGGAACTACTTGCTGCCTGAGCATCATCATACTTAAATATCTTTTCAATACCTATTACTTGTGGTGGAATCTGAATATAATTGCTGTTCTCATAGTAAGCAAAGTTTGTAGAATCACCACCAACTGTGGTATTTACTGTAGTTGATGTAATTCCAGTTTGCGTGGTAGCACTTTTTGCTCCTGGAGGTCTTGCCTTACCCCTCTCAACATCTTTTTCAGTAATTTGATATTTTAAAAATGTCTTTTCAACACCATCATAATGCCTTTCTTGAAAATGTTGAATGGCATCATCCATCAAGTCTTGAAGTTGTTCTTCAGCGACATTAATTTCTAAGACAGGGGCACCTAACTGTCTTAAGCAATAATCTATAAGTTCTTGTCTTGAAGAAGGTTGTGCCATTATACACTATATCCTTTTTTATATTTAGGAGACTGAGAGACCCCCTTCTACTACTGCATTTCCAGACACCATTTTATAAACAGTTGATGCTGAACTAACAACATTGATATCATAATAGTATCTACCTGGTTTCAAATTTTTTGTGATAGTATCTGTAAGAGAAATATTGAATTCACCAGTAGAAGCACTGGTTATGGTTGCAGAAAAACTCTGAATACCACCAGTTGATGCTCCAATAGCAACACTTTTTTTCATCTTAGCATAAATTGAATAACCAGATAAATTAAAAGCAGACTTGTTTTCTTGATTTACTTTAAATGTAGATCTAAAGTCAGCACCTTCCAATATTGTAAGGTTTACACCATACGCAGTATTGGAATTTGGATTGAAGGTGATAGTATTGTTAGCCATTGATTACTGCTTTTAACATGGATTTGATTTCATCTAGGTCACTTTTTAAATAATCTACCTTTTGCTCAAGGGAGTGAATTCTTTCTTTATCAGATTGAAGTCTCTCCCTATTTTTTATGTATGATTCAAATTCATTTTTATTTGTATTAATGATGGCATTTGTTCTGCCATCTCTGGACAAATGTTTATTGCCCTCAACAGGAATGTAACTCATGCCAATGCAATTGCTCTAAGGTTTCTAAATTGTGGAACAATTGCTTGATTTGTAGATGTTCCAATCAGTTTGAGTCTAAATGACTTGAATGGAGGAAGATTATCCATGGTGAATTTATATTCAGTAAAGTCATTAATTGCAGGTGTTTGAGTCAACTTGTCACTCTTCTCCTTTCTTGTGTCAGGTGTTCCATCTGCAGCAGCAGGATTTATTACCTGACCATATGGATCAATGTTATTAATACCAGGGAATGGTTTGAACTTAGTCTCATTTGCACTCACATCCTGATCAAGTGCATAGAACATTCTTACATCACTTGTATTAGCAATATAAGCATCAATGAACACTTTCAAAGATGTAGCAGGATTCTCAAGTGTAACATTTTTTGTCACGTAAATCATGCTGTTGGGATCATTTGGAATACCAACAACTCTTGGATCATTAGCAAAATCAGTGATTGGACCATCAACTCTGTTTGATACAAATACAACAGATGAATGATTCAAGTCAATCATTGGAGAGATTCTTCTATCATAAGTAAGAAGATCAAGATTCAATGTAAATGATTTATTGCCAGGAAGCACTGTAAGTGCTGTGCTTTCATTAATACTAGATGCAACCATTCTTTGACTATCAAAGTAGTTCTTCTTATTGAATTGAACATCTTGATAACCTTGATCAACAAAAGAGATTTCATTTCCAGAAGCAGAGGTCTCAGAAATTGTTCTAGCAGAAGCAAGAACATATGTACCCTCAGGTGCTGTTGATGTAACATCAGGAACAATTAATGAATATGGAATATTATATGTTCCCTTAGCAGTATTTACATTTGTGGAACCATCTGTCAGGTAGTTAGACTTAGGAGTGAATGTTCCACCAGTACCTGTTCTGTTGGTGCCATTTTCTGCCATATTAATCTTAATATAGTAAGAATCAATAGCAAGTGAATCATTCTTAGTAACCTCACTGAGATCATGAATCCTGTTGATTCTTCTCAGAGATACATCATTAAACTCATACTTAGTAACAAAATCATTTACTGAGTGACTTGCAGCAACCCCCTCAACTGCTCTACCAATACCAGTCAATGTTCCAGTAGTACCTGAACCAGAAGTAACACCCTGATATCTCAAGATCTCATCACCAATTTGAACATATCCTGGATTGGTGTTTGAAACACCAACATTTTCAAATGTTTCAAATCCATTGGTATTTGCAATTGAGATATTTGCAGTTGTATCTCTTGTAATATTTGTCAACAAACTTGTAGGTGCATTACTTGATTTTACACCTCTAATTTGTACTCTGTTGGTATCAGAATACATACCATGATTTCTCTGCTTGACCTTCATATGCAGTCCATCACTAATTACTGTTGAACTTGATGGAACAACAGATCCACCAGCACCAGCATTAATTGACAGTCTTGTTCCAGCAGTTGAGTCATATTCAAGATAATCAAGAGCATTTGTGCTGAATTCACCTTGAACATTATTCAAAAGCAGTCCATTGAAAGCAGTAGTGACTCCAACTGTAAACTGAGCACCAGATCCAAGTTCTTTTGTTCCAAAGGTGAGAGGTTGAACAACATCACCAACAACATAATTTTTACCACCATCTCTAACAGTTGCTGCAATTGCAACACCATCAAGAACTGTGATGTCCACAGTTGCATCAGATCCTCTTCCAGTGACTGCTGTCAATCCAATACCATTGAAGGTAAATGATCCTGAAGATGGTGTGAATCCAATACCAGCGGTAGTAACACTGAGTTGTCCAGTGGCAATGCCTGAGAATTGTTTTACAAATCCTGATGCACCAGTGTTAGTTTGAATAATTCTATTACCAACAACAAGAGGATTAGCAGCACCTGCCTGGTTTATAGTTTTTCCAAGACCAACCAATATCTTTCTAGATTCAGCAAGAATTGCACCTGGCGCAATTGCCTCAAGTTTGTCATCAAGATCTGGATTATAGAATTGACAATTTCCAGATCCTACAAAGTCAGCTCTTGTAAGAACAAACTTCATGTCTTCATATTGACTTGGAGTCCAGACTGAAGAGTTTTGTGATTTAAACAAGGAACCAAGCAGTGGTTGCTCAGTAACCAAAACTCTTCCAGACTCTGTTGCAAGAGTTGTTACATCTGCTTCACCAAGTCTTGAAATCCATAGATTATAGGTTGTGACACTTGCCATAACAACCAACGCATACTCAGCACCAGGTCTGAGATATACAGGTGATTCAAATCTAAATTCAGTTGCTACTGTTCCATCTTCAGAAACATTAACATCATCAGGATCAAGAGTTACCTCAGAATATCCAAGAATTGTTTTGTTTGGTGTTCCTAATGTTGTTTCTCTGATTTGAACAGTGACAGGAAGAGTATCATCCTTTGTCTGGAAGAACAGATCAACCTTAGTTGCATAGATTCCAGTCTTAGAATCAATCTTGAAGGTTTGTGCAAGAGGGTCACCTCTTCTGGGAGGTGCTGGTGGTGGAGGAGGTGGGGGTGTTGGTCTTAGTGAAACATTGTTGATTACATCAAAATTGACATCAGATTCAACAGTTTGTGTTTCTGCTTCTACTTCACTTGTCTCAACTCTTGCATTTCTAAGTGATAATGTTACCTCTTCAGTTGTGTCAATGTCACCTTGTGAGTAAAAGACTTCTTCTGCTTCAGTTGTAGTTGTTCCCTCAACAATGCTATTGATTGCACTGCTTGTCAATTTAAATACATTTCTTCCAGTATTAAATGTTTGATCTGAGACATCTCCTTCACCTGGAACATTAAAGCAACCAATTACAGTTCCAACTCTATCTGTAATCAGATTGACATTAGTGACAGTTGCTTCAGCACCACTTGTTTGACCTCTGAGAATCATTGTATTTACAACATGACCACGGAAAGTTGGATTTTCTTCAGATGCAAGACTTGCTGTATCTACATTGAGAATTGTGCTTTCTGCAGAGTAAACTGATGGAATAGCATTACCTCTTAGATAAGGATTACTGTCATAAAAATCAGTGGGATTATTAAATGGTCCATACTTATGATTAGCAGTAGCAACTCTAAATCTTATTGAAGCAGAATCTACACCAGAAATAGATCCAACTACTTCCTCTCCAACCTGGAATATTCCAGAATTCATGGAAATTTGAAGAAGTTTAGGGGTGCATCTTTGAGTTACATTAACATTATCAAAGAATGAGAACACTTGAGTGTTTGGTTTCAGTCTAGTTCCTGTAAACTCAATGTTTCTCTCCCTCATAAAGTTGGAGATTGATCTGTTTACAATCCTTGAACCAAGTGAAGCTGCTTCTGTAAGAACTTCATTAACAGTCTGCTGAACACCTGTTCTGTTTTGTTCAATATTGATTGTACCATCAATAGTTGTTGTATCAAGTGTAGAGAGACTAGCATTAAAACCACCAAGACCTAAATCACCAGTTGTTCTTCCAGTTCTTTGTGCAGCAGCAGCAAATGTCTCAGTTCCATTAGCTGTACTTTGTAAGTCAAGATTAATTCCAGTGGTTTCCCATGAATTCCACAAGACTGGTGCAACACCAGTTCTGAGTCCATCATCACCATCAGTCACTTCTGCTTGCAATGCCTGTGCAACAGATTCAAAGTTACCTTCAATAATTACATCATTAGTCTCTGGTGGCAGTGTGCTTACCCAAACATCAGATGTTGGATTTAATGCAACACTCCCTTGATAAAAATCAACTAAGAATGGAGTTACATTTTCAACTCTTGTAGCATATGGTTGTGAAATCTCAGCAAATTCAGCATATGCTAAACTAATTACATTTCCTGTTCTCTGAACATTTTGACCTGCAAGAGATGCAAATCTTGAGTCAGTGTTGGCTTCTGTAATTGTTCCAATCCCAGGAATGGCAGCACTTCCAACTTGAAGATTAACAGCAGTTGAATAGTGTGCAGGTCTTAAAACTTTCTCAACTGGATCAATACTGTTTCTTACACCAATACTGACATCTTGAGGTGTGTAAGATGAGAAGTTATCAATAAAGATACCAGACTTAAATCTGTTGAGACCATTTGCATCAGATACAAATGTGTTAAGAGTGTTTTGCTCAAGAAGATTCAGTGAGGTATAATATTCAAGATTTTTAATTCTTGATTCAAGTTTTGCGATATCATTCATTTGATATCTCTTATGTTCAACAAACTTAATTCTTGAATCTTTTACATTATAAAGATAAGGAGGATTATATACATTAGCAATATTCAGAGCTCCAGGAAGAACATCTGGAAGTTCTGGTCTGCCTGAAGGAGCACCAAGATTTACTTGAATATCACCATTTTTTGTAAGATATAATCTATCTGCTCTTCCAAGATAGTAGTCATATGCAAAGATAGATGACTCATCACTAGCAAAAATGTGCTTGCTGCTGTGGTTATCATTATCAAATGATCTACCATCAAATTCAAATGGTGAACTTGCTCCAGCAGTTACAGTATAATCAGAAACTCTTGGTCTAAGGTCAATGATGTCAGTATTTCTGAAACCATTTGTCAATTGCACTTCTGTAGAATAGTCACAATTTTGATATGAGTTTGCAGTTGTTACATCTCCTACATCACTGGGATCATAATCAAGATATCCATAGTAAATAAGAAGTTTCTTAGTGGGCACATGAGAATTTGCCTTTCTAACTATCCTTGAAATATCATAGATATCACTTCTCTGACCATTATCAAATGTGAATGAGGAAGTAATATTTGGTGAACCAGCAGTTATCTCAGAAGAATTTGCTTGTACTCCAGAAGTTGTAAAGGTAATAATTTCACCATTTTGGAATTGTTTATTATTTCTATATGCAAAAGAAATTGAAGAAGAGGAATTCTTTTCAAGTAATATTGCCTTGGCATTACTTAAATTTCCAATCATCACTTCACCAATTACTAAATCATTTGTATTTCCACTTGGTCCAGTTGCATTACTTATTGTTAATGTGGGAGATGCAGGATCATTTACATCAATTGATTCATAAATTGCATGAACTCTATAACAATCTGCTTTATTCAGAGAAATTGTGTCATCTTGAACTCTAGTTCCAAATGGGAAGTCACCATGAGTAAGACCATCATTTAATGTGGTTCCTGCAAATCCAACTGCATCAACACCTGAGGTTGGATCAACAGATTTATCAACAGTAATTTTAGTTACAACATTTTTTCTTTTAATCTTAGCAGTTACTTTTGTCTGTAAAACAGTTCCAATCAATACTGCAGGACCACTTCCAGTCAATCCCTTAATTGTTAATTCTGTTCTTGCTGAATTGAATGAAAGTTTATCAGTTGTAAGAACTTGAGTTGTTCCATCATCATTTTGAAGAGAATATCTTTCTTCATCAAAAGAAGTCCAAGTCTGGTTGTCAATATCATCAACACCAATAGCACCAGTTTCACCTGCTGCACTAATAGTTACATTTTTCTTAACTCTGATTGTAATATTAGATCCATTAAGATTGACAGACTTTACGTTTGGATTTGGAAGTGTTGCATAAAGAGATCTCTTTCCAGCATCATTTCCACTGTTAGAAGTATTAGTAAGTTTTGTTGTTACAATTCTAAGATCATTTGCATCAAATGTTGCTGTTGGGAGAGCACCATTTGCAACACCATTTACTGTGGCAACTGCTGAAATTTCAAAATTTGTTGATCCAACAGCAACAACTCTTGCCATTGAAACATCAAGAAGTCCTGGTCTTTCATAGGTAACTAGATTGCCAGTTGTTACAACACCAATAAATGATTTACCCCCATTTGATGGAGCAGTGACAGTAGATACACCTGCACTTGCAGCAGTAATTCTTGCATTATCAAAAGTAAGAATTGGACTCTGAATTACGTCAGCAGTGAAAGTATTTGCTGTTCCAACAATTCCATGAACTGCTTTAACATCAGAGAGTGAATATTGTCTGGTTGATACAAGGAATCTTGTCTGGTCCTCATCACCATTAAGGAAAACAGGTTCACCTGTTTGAAATTCACCTCTTACATTGAAAAGTGTGTGTGCAATTCCTGTATTTGAAGTGTGGACATATCCAATAGCACCACTTCTTGATCCCCTAACAATTGATGACTTTGTAAGAGAAGCATCTAAATTTAATGTAATCTCATTTTTAAATTCAATGTCAAATATTGAAAGATCCCACTGATTAATATTTGAATTTGCAACATCATATGAACCAGATTCTAAAGCAAAGTCATAAATTCTTGCCTTACCAATTTCTGCTCCAGGATTAGCAAATTTGTTTGTTCCAACTCTCTGACTTCTTAGTGAAAGAGTATTTGATGTATTAAAACCAATGGGAGCATTGCCAGTTACATTATTTACTGCTAAAGTTGGTGCAAAATCAAAAGTTACACCAGTGTTTGTCATTGTTCTGGCAGTTCTTGGTTTAGGAACATCAAGGAACTGTGGTGACTTGATTTCAACCTCATAACCCCTTACATATGCTTTACCAGGAGATACCTGATAAATCATATTGTCATCTGAAGGAACATTTCCTCCCTGAGTCAGTTGATCTTCTCTATAAACACCTCTATTTCCTTCAAGATTATTCAGACTTTCTTTAATCTTTGTCTGTAATTCTTTGATATAATAATGACCTGATTCTTCAAATGTTCTTTTTGCTAATTCATTACCAAGTTCATTGTATTGTGAACTATTATTGATTGCATTCTTGAGGGAACCATTTTGCACCTCAGCAACCTGAACAAAACCTTGTGAATCAAAGTTGTTGATTGCTTTTTTTGCTAATTTAGCAGTAATTTGAAGTCTATCAGCACCAGGTGCTGTGTAATTGTTAAATCCACTAGCATTGTCAAAAAGATCACCATCATCATCTGCTGTAATGATCTTTTCTTCAATCTGGAAACCAATTCTATAACTAGACGCAGTAGTATATTGATCCAGAATCAAAATTTGATTATCAACAGTTACAAAATTACCTCTAAGGTAAAAAATACCAGCACTTTGAGTGAAAGCTGTACCAGTTCTTGCTGCACCTGATACAATAGTATTAGCAAATCCTTCTCCAGCAGCAATAAAGGAATTTCCAAATGCTAATGGTGATTCTGTTACAAGAATTTCATCATCAAAGAAAAATGCAGTAGAATTTCCATCATCACTTGAATCTTCATAGTTCAGATATAATGTATAATTTCCAAGTTCTGACTGTTGATTAGTAATATAAGTAACTACTTTTGCAGTAACACCTGAAGTTCTTCCAATAATCTTTTTACCTACAAGATTGTCAAGATAAAGATTTACTGGAACACCTAAAAATTCAGATTGAATCTGAATACAATTAAATCTTGGTTTATATGATGAATTTCCAGGAATGACAACACTACCCTCTTTAAAGAGGTTGTCACCCATTGCCTCAATCTGTCCTTGAAGAATAGATTGAATATTGTTTAATTCTCTTGCCTGAATAGGATAGGCAGGTTTGAATAAAACTTTGTTATAGTTTTTAGTTGCGTCAAAATCATCAAAATAAGGAGCAACGTTGAGATTAGTTTCCTGTGGCATAATTCTTTAGAATTGCAAAATGATTTTGACGTCTTCTTTCTGGGTGGTAGACCTTGTTACTGGAGGTCTATTATCAACATATATGATATTGCCAGAGTATTTTTTGGATTCAGGATTCGCAACACCCATTGTAAATTCCTGTCCAAGATTATATGTCTTATTATTTATTACAGTACTAATACCTGTAAATGAAGTACTGATCTGCAATGTTGCAGATCCACCAATAATGTTAAGACTTCCTCCAGTGTTAGAAAGTGCATGTGGATTGAATGGAATATTTACAAATCCATATTTTGGACTTGCATTCTGACTACCATCAGAATTAAATCCTACATTTGATCTATCTTGCCAATACTTCAAAACACCAGTGTTCTGATCATATGAAATAACTCTACCAACTGCTGTAGATCCTAATCCTACAGTTTGTGTGATTTCTCCATCTGGAGTAAATGTAACTGAACTGTAACCAGTTCCTGTCAATCTCAATGCATATGTTGCAGCAGCTTTATCTGATGAAAGAAGAGCAGTTGAACCAAATTGTTGAGGATTTTCAACAAGTCCTACTCTTGCAAACTGATTTCCAGTAATAAAATCTGGATTCTCAGTATCATTTTCATATCTTGAATAAGCTAAAACATTGTATGCACCAAGTTCACTGTAAATATCATGTCCATGACCACCTGGAGGAGGGATGATAACATTAAATACTGGACTGGTTGAACCAGTTACACCTTTCTCAGCAAGGTCAACTGTTCCATAGGTGTATCCTGAACCACCATTTGTAACAGTTACTGATTGGACTTTACTATCAGCATTTACAACAACAGTTGCTTTTCCATTTTTTCCATCACCCTTTATGTTTACACCTGTGTATGTATTAGCATTTCCAAGACCAGCACCTCTGTTTCTGATAGTAATAACTTTTAATTGACCACTTGAAGCAGCATTTGCTTTTACTGTTGATGTCTCTGTTGTATTTCCCCAATCATTAGGAACAGGAATATAGTTTGTTGAATCAAACTTAATAGCATCACCAGGTTTTATTGTATAAAGATATTTCCAAATATATCCATCACCACTTGAACCTGCTGCTTTTGGTTCTAAATCAGTAAAGGTTGGTTCATCCAGAGAAGGACTTCCTTTAAAATTATTCTCTGGACTTGCATTATTATAGAGACAAATGTAGACTCTATAATCACTATTCATCACATAATAATTTGATGTATAGATGTTAAATGATCCAGATGGTTGTGAAGGATTTGACCTTGTAATGTCATTTCTCCACATGTCATAGATATTGCCAGATGACCAAGTATTCTTGGAAACAACCTGAGTTACATCACCAGCAGATACCTTTTTCAAGGCAATCATTGTGTCCCAATAATCATTTGACTGATCAAGACTATCTCTTGGAGATGGAGGTGAACTTTCCCAAGTAGAAGAATAATCAGTGGCATTTGGCAAACCAATAAACGTATAATAAGAATTGCTACTGGATTGCACTCCAGCAACAAAGTTTTTTGCATTTAATATACGAAGTTGATCAGTTATAATCGCAGCCATTTTATTAGGACTTTTTTGTTTATTTATAGGGGATTATGTGTAGTCCTTGAACTTGAGAGAGGCACTTCTCTGAACAAGACCAGCAGTTGAAATACCAGTGACTCCATTGCTATTATATGCATCAAAGGTTTTGGTGTCAGTTCTTTCAGCAAAGTCAATTCTACCCCAACTGTAATTGCCCATGAATGGTCTTACAGTATGTGCAATACCTGAACCAAATGTATCAACATTGCACCTAATTCTCATCACTGCTGTTGTGATACCAGCATTGCTTTCAGTGTAAACTTTTACCATTTCAGTTGATGCTGAACCAACTTTATAAACACAGTCAAGGAATGTATTAGCAACACCCACCTCAGATGCAAATGTGCTTCCAATTGATAAAAATGTGTCTTTAATAACAATCAGATCACCAGATTGAACATTACTTAAAGTGATAGCGGTTCCAACAACACTAGCATCTCTCATGAATGAATCAGTTGGAATATATGTGTCAAAGAACAATTGTTTTTGTGCTCCAACTGTTGTGCTTCCTACACCAACAATTACACCATAGTCACCTGTGTAAGAATCAACATTAATGACCTCTTTTGTAATTCTAGGTGGTTGAATGTACACCAAAGGTTGTGTAGTGTAATTAGTGCCTCCACTAGTGATAGTAACACTTGTAACCACTCCTGCTGTTACAGAGGCAGTAGCAGTTGCCTGAGTGCCTAATGTACCAATACCTGCAATAGTTACTGAAGGAGTGAAATCATATCCTGTACCACCATTTGTAAGAGTTACAGATGATATAGTTCCACCAGTAGAAACATTGGCAGTTGCAGTTGCATCACTTGTTGAATCTTGAGAAATAAGAGTTACAGAGTTTTGGAATACTCTGTTAGAAGATTCGTTAGCAATATTAAACAATGGTCTTACAGTATCAACATATGCTTCAGTAGAACCAATACCAACAGATGATGTCAAATAAGCAGCAGGGAAGATTGCTGGTTCATATTTTGGTCTATCTTTTCCAACAAACTGACCATTAATTCTTCTGTCAACAGTTTGCTTACACCAAGTGAGCGGTCTTGTAACAGTTCTATCATCTGCAAGACCAGGACCAGGATAAAGATTAGTTTGAACAGCATCAATTGTTGTGATACCAGTTACAACTCTCTTATCCTCATCCAATATAACACCTTGACCTGCTTCAATATTAGGATTCAATTCAACAGTGTCACCAATTTTAACTGTCTGTAAAACATCTTCAAAGACAACATCAGTGTCACCTGCACCCTTATAGAAAAGGATTCTAGATGTATCACCTTCTGGAATTCCTGAACCAGGTCCCTTAGGTGCTTCATTGAATGTAATCTGACTTCCACCCTCAAAGGTGTAGGATTTATTTGGAACTTGCAGGATATCATTGATAAAGACCAAGATAGTTTGATCTACTTCAATATTAGAATCTCTAGATGCTCTAATTGAAATTGGTTCATTTTGAAGTTTAAGTGGGAATACTTTCTTCTCACCATCAAACTGATCATCAATTCTATCAAATACTTGGAATTCACCAGGAGAAAATCCATTGAAGTTATCACTATAAACTTCCTGAATTGAAATTTGGAACTCACTGAATGAAACAGTGGGATCAGTTGGAATACCAGTTGCCCCTCCTACAGGGACTGTCAGAACTTCAGTCCTTTCAAATCCATAACCAAAGTCATTGATTTCAAATTCTATTACACTTGATCCTTGACCAACTTTTACATTGATAGTTGCCTCAGTACCAACACCTGATGAAGTTGAGGAATAAACAAGAGGAATATCATTGTAACTTAATGGTTCATCAATTACAACAACAGGTGGATTAGAACTAGTAAATCCAACTCCACCATTGGTTATGTTGAATCCAGTTACATGACCATTACTGATTGTTGCAGTGCCAACATGAGTTACTACAGGCAAAACACCATTATATGTCTGTACACCTACATTGTATGCTGTTACAACACCTGTTCTATACCCAGAACCACTGTTACCAATACTAATTGATTGAACAGTTCCTCCAGCAGATATAACAGCAGTTCCACCTGCACCAACAAGTGGTTGATATCCAGAACCTTCAAATGAACCAACAGATACAATCATACCACCAATTGGAAGACCACCCTGATTCTGATCATAACCAGTTGGTGTTCCAAGACCAGCATTAAATCTTACAGTGCTTACACCTGAACTTTCAAAAATTTGATATTCACCAATTTCATCTCCTTGAACACCTTGAGGTGCTTGGAAAATATTATTAACAAGTATAATTGAATTTGATGAAATTCCACTTATATCTGCATTATCAGACTTAAGAGTAAAGTTGCTTGTTACACCTGTAAATCCATTTGATACATCATCAAACACAAAGTTAGAATTGTAAGTCTCAGTTGTGGATCCCTCAATTCCTCTCTTTGTAAAGACTCTTGCATGGAAAGAAGATCTAGTAGAGATACCTGTATAATCTCTTTCATCTGGTGCATTTGTTGATGTGCTTAATGGGATATTACCATAAGGAGCATCTACAAAATTAATTGTATTTCCAGTAATTGTATAATTACCAACAAACTTTTCAATTGATGAACCACCAGTGTGTGGTCCAATTTGTGATCCAAGAATTGGTCTTTGGACAAAGATTGTTGTTCCAGTTCCAGTTACAGATGTAACTCTCATAAATTCATCATCAATCTTGACAATATCATTTGCTGAAATAGTAACAATTCCACTTGTTGCAAAGTTGGTTTCAAAAATAATATCATTAGATAATGTTGCAGCAATACCTGTATTAGAGATTGGTGCTTGAATCATGTTGTCAATTGTCACCAATGCCTTGGTGTTTTGTTTTGTGGCAGTAATGAAGTGTGAATTACCAACACCCACATTTGTAAATTCAATTAAAGTTGGATTGATTGCTTGAGCATCAGTTGCATTTGTGGCAAATCCAATCTGAGCATCATTTATTTTAACAACAAATAAATCAGTTGGTAAGAGAGTTGTTGATCCTACACTTCCACCAAAATTGGTTGTTACAATTCCAATTCTTTGATCAACGCCAGTGACTGTATATTTGACTGCCTCACCACTTTGGTAGAAATGATTGGCAAGTGAAATCTGGTTTGTTGTTGTATTAACACCAGTTGTTGATGCTCCATCAAATTGTCTTACAAAAATTGGATCACCTTTATGTTTTAAGTCAAATGATGTTCTGACACTTGATCTTGTTCCAAAATAATTTCCAGTTTGTGCTCTAAGATAACCATCATTAAGATCAATCTTGTTAAATGTTTCAGTTGGAGAAAGTTCTCTTAGATCAACAAAGAAAGATTTAACCTTTACAGCAATATTTGGATTTGGAGTGTATGTAACCCTTACAAAATTTCCAGATGTGGAAATTCCAATTGTACCAAGTGATGAATTTGTTTCAACAACTCCATAAGGAGTGATACCTTGTGTTGGAATTGTAAGTGAATTAAGAACTCCAATTTCAAACATCTCATAATCACCATTTGCAGCATCTTCAACTGTAATTACTTGATAAGATGCACTGTATCTTTCAGATACACTTGCTGTATCATATTGAGATACAACATGAGCAGTTGGTGATCCAGAGGAAGGAATTGATACATATCCACTACCAACTCTGGCAGTGTTCATGGTTGTAATTCCTGGGAAACTAGCAGAACCTGCTGTTGTACAAACAATCTGACTGTATGATGTTGCTGCAATACCAGTATTTGGATGGAATTTAAGATTTAAATTAATACCACTAATTTCAGCACTATATGTGCCAATTCCACCGCCATATAAAGTATTTGTATTTTCATCAATATTATTATATTCAACAAAACTTACCTCTGAACCATTATGAATAATGTTAAGTTCAGCAAAATGATAGTCATCACCTGATACCAAGAGATTCATTACTTTCAGTGATCTGAAACTTGTTCCAACAGAAACAACATTTGTTGTAGTGCCAGTGGCAACATTTACTTCTTGATTTTGATAATGAATTATGTCACCAAATGAAGTTAATCCAGCACCAGTTGTTGTTGGTTCAAATGCAAATGAGAATGATGATACAAAGTAGTTGTTTAATGAGAACTTGATTGGATGGAACTCAAAATTCCATTCCTCATCTGTTATTGCAACATCAAAATGACCAAGTTCTGGGAATGTGTACATTTTTGCATAACTGGTCATGTACGCCAAATCATCATCAACTAGTGCTGTTGATACTTGGAATTGCCTTTCATCAGTAAATGTTGTATCTTGTGCAAGAAGAAGTGTTTTTACAAACTTAACTCCAGGTGTAAATCCAGCAATCTCAGAGAATGCCTCTGCTCTTTCATTACTATTGAATTCTCCACTTACATCATCAACACTTAATACTCTGTTTCCTTTTGACTCAAAGTAATCAGAGAGAATAATGTTTTCAAAGAAAACAGTATCTGAAACAGTCTTTCCATTGACATCAAATAAATTTTCTCTTGCAAGATCAAAGTCATGCCAACAGTTTAGATTACCTTCACCAATACAATCAACAATAAATGACATTTCCGTGTCATTTACATTTGGAGTAAGAGTCTGATCATCAGTCTTGCTGATTACTTGTAAATCTGAGAATTTCTTGAATCCTGCAGTATGATTCAATGAACCAACCACATTATCCCACTTATCTAATGGTATTTCAGATTTCAGTGAATATGAGAACCTTTGATAATAATCATTGTCTGGAATTCTTTGGAGACTATCATTTAAGAAACCAGTTGTTCTTGACCAACCATAGAAAATAGTTGCACCAGCTCCAGTTTTAACATCTGCATCAAAGTCCCATCTCTTAACAACAATACCTCTTGTTTTTGAAGAGTCACCAGAAATTATACTTCCAAGTGGAAGATCATTTGAAGTCTTGATTTTTAAAATATCAGTATTTTCATCATAATTATCAACAATACCATTTAATCCTAAACCCCAACTTACAGTTTCATCATTGGAGAATTTATTCTTTCCAAGAACAGGTTCAAATACAGGGAGATGGGATTCTGGAATTACTCTTGCACCTCCTATGGAAATAACATTTCCAGGAATTTCATTTACACCAAGATCATCTTTTAAAGTATATTCAACATAAGCACCAGCACCACCTGCATTTGTATTGACACCAACAACCTCAAAGAGTTTGTGCTTATACTGCTCAGAATTATATCCTTTTCCTGTGGTTCCAATACCAATGTTAATACTCTCTACATAGACACTTCCTCCAATAGAGAATGGATACTCATCATTACTATTGAATTGATTAGAAAGACCTAATCTAACAGTTGTTCCAGAAAGAGTCACAGAATTAATTAAGTATCCATTTGAATTATTGGTTGCGATAATTCTTGGTGGAGTTGGGTAAAAACCTCTTGAGTTAACAACAATATTAACTTCAGGATCACCCAATTGATAATTGATTTCACAATCAACAACTTCATTCGTAACACCATCTCTTACAATAAGAGAAGGTGCTATTAAGTAATCTGTACCAGAAGTTGTAATTCCAATTCTTTCAAATGATGCAAGTGGATTTACCTCAACAATTTCTGGCAGATTTGCTGTTGGTTTGAGAGTTTGATCAGTTGGATAATTCCAACCAATATTATTTGACTGGAACTTTTGATTTTTAATTTGACCAATTGATTTTGACTCAGCAAAAAGAATAGCACCAGTGCCTATTCCGCTCTTAATTGAAGAGATACCAGGAAGTGACCTGTATCCATAGTTATTATCAACTAAGTCAACAAATTTGATTGAACCAAATGCATTTACTGATGTTGTTTCATATTCTGCTTCTGAAGTTGTCTTATCAAAAGATGTAGTCAATGAAGTATTATCTAAGTCAAAATTAAAAGTTGTTGTTCCAATTCCATTTACTGTGTGAGTACCATCAAGTATAGAAATAGATTTGAATACAGTATTGTTTGAAATAACATCTTCATCAATAACTAACTTCTTCTCATCTGTGATAAAGTTATCATTTACAATATCAAATTTATAATATAAAGCAGGTGGCATATGCTTTATATTAAGTGTTAATTCACCATCAGTACCAACAACACCAGATGTCTGCACTTCAAAATCAGAACCATGTGATGTTAAGAACTGATTGATGAAAAGTGAATCACTAAACATCTTCATTTCAAATGCAGGATATTTAATTGAATTTGAATTGAAGGACAATGAAGGGTCAGACAAGTCAAATTTAATATTTGATGATGCTTCTATTGCAGGATTGATTTTTGCAATAGTTCCAATGCCTGCAGTGGTAATATTTACAAAATTTGGAGAGATTTTATCAAGTTCAAATTTCTCTTCAACAAGTTTGATTTTTGTTGGAGTGTCCATATAAACATAATACATCTTCTCATTTACCAAACCACCTGAAGGGGTTCCTGAGGTGTGAATAATTTTATCACCTGTTTTAAAGACACTAGTAGTAACACCAATTGTATTCAGAGTTGTGTCAACATCAGAAGCAGCGAATGTTTGTGGATCAAATACTATTCTTCTATTAAAATCATTATATTTAACTACAATTGTTTGTTCATTAGTAGGGTTCAAGTTAAATGACACTTGGTCATCAACAAAAAGACCATGAGAACTTGCTGTAGATACTGTAACTTTTGTTCTCTCTGCTTTTGCTGTAACAACACCATCAAAGTCTGATTTAAGACTATGATAATCACCTGTACCAATATCAGTAAAGTAATAAAGTCCTACACTATCATCAACAATTCCACGATAACCAGAGGTTGTCATTCCAACTTTATTAGATGACAATCCAATAAAATTATTATTGAATGGAGCAACATAAAGTGTTGAAATTGTATCAAGTGATGTTTTAGCAACACCTGCTTTACCATTCCAAACTTGAATTGAAGAACCTGTATTTGTTCTGTAGTTTACAACATCATTTACATTAAATATGTGATTTGGAACATACAGTTGTTGTTCAGGAACAAAAATGTTTGTTATACCAGCACCAGGATTTGAGAATACAATCGTCTTACCAGCACCAACAGTTGTTTCACTACCAATACCCAATGATTCATTTGGATCAAAATAAACTTCAGTGTTAGTTTTTAAAACCTTAGTTGTTTTTAGTGCCCCAACATTAATAGAGAATGATCTTGAATCTTGGAAGAGTTTTACATTTCCAGTGTGAGCAGCACCAGTTGTACCATTCTGTGCTCTAAGAACTCTTACTCTATTATTAAGTGGATCACTGTTAAGAACTTTTACCTTCTCAGACTCAATATTAATAATATCATTTGGTCTCATGAATGGGTATTGGAAAGCACCACCAACACTAAAATAAGTTACAATACCAGTTGCTGCTGATGTTCCAACATCATCAAGCAGAACATAGGAACCAGTGTTTATTCCAATGTTGTAGTACTTATCAAGACCATCAAAATAATCTGAAAGTCCAGAAATTTTCATTCTGGTGTTATTTGTCATATTGTGAGGTGTTGTCATAAATCCAACAAACTTGTTGGGAGCACCTACATTTAAAAATTCAATATTTGTAAAAGTGGTTGTTTCAATATCAACACTGTTTACTATTTTTCCACCAATCTTGGTAATCTTTCCTCTGGCAGTTTTACCATTAGTATCACCTCTAAAGACAACTCTTTCATTTACTTTATAATTTGATCCACCAGTGAAAATGCCAACAGAATCTACACTTCCTTTAGAAACACCAGTGATTTCAATTACTTGTTCTTTGATATCATTGGAGTTAAAAATGTAATCATATCCACCAAATTTAGAATTGATCTTATATGGCGAAGTAATTCTTCTCCAGTTATTAACAACCAAATCATAATCTACATGATTTGATGTTTTCTTAAAGTTAAATTGATTTTGTTTATGTTGGAACGTATTACCAATTAAATAAGGGAACTGTGGTTTTCTGAAGTTCTTAAATGGACCAACACTTTCTGGTGTTTGTTGGATAGTAGAGAAATAAACAAAAGTACCATTTGGATATTCAGGTGTTATACAGAATCTGCCATTGGATTCATTTAAATCACCTAAACCAGTAAACTTGAAGTCTTCAACAAAGAATCCAAGAGGATATTTGTTGAGAGGTGGTCTACCTGCCTTTACCTCTGGTTGATAACCAGATAGCATTCTCCTAACTGCACCACCATCTGGTCTATCATATCCAAATGGTCCATAGATTGGGCAACCATCATATGCCCATCCAATAATTGGAGAATGATATTTAGAGTCAGATTCTAATCCACTCTTAATTGTAAGATCTGGATGTTGATATTGTTTTTCTTTATTTGATTTGTTTCCATACACAACAGACCTTAAATTTCTAGGAGCGTATAGATGTGACAGTTGTGTTGTATTATCAATTGAACCTTCTGTGATAATACAATCATCATCAGTAATTTTATTATACTTTTGTTCAAATTTATTAATTGTCCACTGATTAATGTTTGCAGCAATAGCACCATCATTACCTGCAGGTAAAACTATAATCTGTGATTCATTCTTATATTCAATTCCACCAGAAACTACAATAACAGATTTAATAACACCATTTTCAATAACAGGTGTTAACTTACAATACTTTCCACCAGTTACACTTAGGTTTGGTGGAGAGTTATAACCAGATCCACCTTTGTTTACAATTACTTCAGTGATAGTTCCATTTGTAACAACAGGAGTAAGTTGTGCATCAGCACCACTCACTAATGATATATTTGGTTTTCTATCAAAGTTTAAAATTTCAGATGAACCATACCCAACACCTTCAGAGGAAACATTTGCACTAGTAATACTTCCTCTGAAAATTGGTTGAACTGTACAACCAATTTCTTGACCAAAAGAGGTATTTACTCCACTCAAACCACTTACTGTTACAGTGATGGGTTTGTAATTAAAACAACCTGTTCCTTCTTTTGTAATGTTAACAGGAATATTATTGTCAATATAGTATCTTCTATCTAATGAACCAGTTCCTAAAGAATACAAATAGAAATTATCATCATCAATTTTTCTTACAAAGTAATCAGTTTCTGATGAAATACCAGTTATTGCAGTGCCCCTTGGAATATACCTAATGATTTCATCAGTGTTATATCCATGATTTTCAATAGTAAACTTATTCAATGCAGTGCTGATTCCAGAAGCAATAATATTTCTCTCTTGGTTTTTATATCCAGAACCAGAATTTGAGATTATGATATTGCTAGCAACTTTTTTTCTCTCAACTGCAGAGAATGTCTGTAAACCATTACCAACAGCTGTTAAATTTACAGTATTAATTCCAATATTTGCTTCATCAAAAGAAGAGAACAATTTAATTCTTGTTCCATCAACAACTTTTGCAAAATAAGTTTGGTTAGTTCCTAATCCAGCAACAACATCTTTTGCAACATTGTATGTAACCTGTTCAATATCCCTCAAGTTGTGGAATGTTGTAAAACCAATGATGTTATTTGTTAAATCAACACCACCATCTAAGTTGTTGTAAACAATACCTGCTTGGAAAGGAATTTTGTGATCAATCTCAATAAGATTGACTTTTGCTTCTGCAGGAACTTCAGGACTCCCTCCATCAATATTGACAACAGGTGTTTCAAGAAAATCAAATCCACTATTAATAATTCTAAGTTCTGACAAAGAACCAGATACTGTTACTGTTCCAGTAGCTCCAGTTCCTGATGAATCTGTAACATTTATTATTGGTGGATTGATGACATCATAGTCCTCACCATTGCTGGTTACTTCAAATGATTTAACTCCTCCATAGAAGATAACATCAGATGATTTGTAATTATCAATTTCAACACCATTAAGCAATACACCTGTTTTACCAGGTTTAGTTGTAAATGTTCCTGCTTCTTGAATTGGTTCTGCAATTTCTCTGTATATTTTTTGAGAAGCAAGGGGTTTTTGGTAGAATGGATAATATGTAAATTTATTATCAGTTACTGTTCCCAAAGGAATAATAAATTTATTATTTTGTAGATCTGCTTTGCTCTTTGCTAACTTTATACTGAAAGCATCTTCTCTCTTTATAAAGTAAACACCCTCATCTATATTTGAAAATTTACTTACAGATGTATCAACAAACTCAACACCATCACTTATTGTAGTTGTAACCGTAATTTTTTGATTGTAGTAAACAGCATCACCAGTGAAGAGTCCATGGTCTGAACTTGTTGATATTGTCAGAATATCATTAGTTGCACTACCAGTAAATGTAAAAGTCTTTTGATCACATCTAATTTCATCTTCATAGTTTGGAATGCTATTTGATGCAATTAAATATTTTGAACCATTTTTATAGTATGCATTGAGAATATTTGCATTAAAATTAGATATAGGTAATTCAGATGAATCACCTTTTAATAATTGATTTTCTAATGAAAATGTATTTGATAATGTATTTGTTGGGATAGTTGATCCCATCTTAACAAATAAAATTTTATCAGAGTCTATGGATGTGACTTCACCAAACCTTGTAGAATTAATAGTTTTGTCAGTAATTTCAACATTATAACCAACAATTAAATCATGACTCTCAAAGAATTCAACTTTGTAAATGTTACTACTTGGATTTGAAACTTCTATTGACTTAACATCTAATTTTGACTTGACATTATAAAACCAATCTGCTCTAAATGAATTATCCTCTACACCAATAGTTTTTAAACTAATTCTATCACCAACATTAAATCCAAAGTTTTGTTCATTGTATTCAATATCCTTTAGTGTAGAAACAATTCTTACTCTAATCTGGTTTCCTGTACCTATACCAATATTTGCATAAGTGAAGTCATTCTTCCTTACATCAATACCCTTGGAAAAAGAATTAGTTGTAGTTGTAAGACCTACAAATTGTGTGAGATTTTTATCTGTGTAATTAATTAAATTAACATCACCATTATCATCAACAAGTGCAAGAGATCCTGACTTTGGAAAATCTACAGTTGAATCAACATCAAGAATTCTTGCGCCAACACTTACATCATTAATAAGTTTTGTTTTTGAGTTAGGTTCAAACTTACCATAGATTGTTCCATCAACATCAATATCACGTTGATACCCAGTATCAATAGAGATTTGATAAAAGTCACCATCAACATTAAGTTTTTCAACCTTTGTTACAGTTCCTCTGGCACCTGATGAATTTTGATATACTGTTCTGTTTTTAAGATCAAGGGGATCACCCATGTATTTCTCAACAACATAATCTTCACTTACAACATAATTTGCATCAGATGATCTGATTAATTGATCATTAGGTTTGATGATGTCTACATCAACACCATAGACTGCTTTAAAAAGAATCTTAAATGATTCATCAGTTCCCTTTGACTTATAAAAACTATCAGCACCTAATACAAAGGTTTTATTATCTAAATCATCTGCAAGACTCCTATTTTCAAATCCAGGAGTAATTTGAGTTTTTAATTTTGTAAAAAATTCTTGTAAAAAGAGAATACTTAAATTCTTTACTACAGCACCTTCTTTGTGTGTTGCAGGGACAGATGTTCTAAATGTTTGCTTATCTGATATAAGAGTATTGACGTACTGTGTAACCCCACTGAAACCCCTTATACACCCCTCTAAGGTGGTGTCAGTCTTGGTGGTGTACTTAATGATCTCATCATCAATTTGAATTAAACCATTAGTTTCAGGAAATCCATATGTAAAATTAGTTATAAAAGACAGAGGAATTGATGTTGCATTAGTGCTGATATCAGCATTCAGCAATGATTCTGTTTTTAATCTTGTTAACTCATCAACCTTGACATACTGATCAAGATTTTCAATCAAGTCAAGAGCACCACCTTGTGTTTCCTGAGAAACATAATACTCTTCTAAGAAACTTACAAGTAAAGGAAAATCATCCTGTACATAG